TAATAACAATGCAACCATGATAAATCCGCAGTCAAATCCACTTTTTAGAATGTCTCAAGGTATTACTTGCAGTTCACCTTCTCTTACAATCACTCCCTATGTAACAGATGCCCATTCATACAACACACCTAGACAAACTGTTACCAGACAGAATATTTATGACGAAGATACTGGAGCTATTAAATATGTGCAGGAGACTCCACGTTTTGAAAAGGATAACTTTAATGTTAATTATGGAATTTCAGCACAATTTAATATTCCGTTAGGTAAAGCACCTGAGTTATGTTTAAAAGCAACAGAAGTAAATATAAGAAATCAAAAAATATTATACGAAAAGACAAAATTAGAACTTGCATTATTTAGACTAAGAATATGCGGAGAACAAGCGAAGTTAGGAGTACAGTTCGTTGGAAAATACGCAGAGATTTGTGAAGGGATAAAAGTAACAGTACCACCAAATCAAGTTATACCACATACGCACAAAATTAAGACTGATTAGTTTTCTTCTTTGATGT